TCCCCTTCTCAGCGGCGGCATTCGTTTCTTCCCTCCCATGGTAGCCTGCACAGCCTGCTACGTATTTTAATGACGAGGGCGAAAATTCCGCGTGGTCGCGGTCAGAATGGCTATCCGGCATGGGTGTGATTATACACCCTTTTGCCGCCCTGTCAAAATATATTGAGCAATTAAATAGGCGTCGATCATCCCGTCGTGTGGGGTGCGGCACCTTTTGTTTCTGAGCCAGTTCTCGGCGGGGGCGAGTTGTTCCGCTTTCTCCATGGCAAATATCTTGGTTTGCCCCTTTGGGACGTTACCCAGCATTTCTTTTTGCCACTTATGTACGGACACCCGCATCAGGTCATATCCCTTCACCTCGGCCATCCCGACTATCTTGCCGAAGCTCATGGCCATGGACCGAACGGCCTGCGAACTTTTTGCGTGTGCCAAGGGTTCTTCTACCGCCAGCGTGAACGGTGTGTTCAGATTGACTAGCCACTCGTTGATCTTGGCCGTGGCCACTTCCCGCTTCTTGCTCCGCTGCATTGTAGGCATGGCGATCTTGTCAATGACCCCGCCGTCAAATGCGGAGATCGCGCACAGTCCCCCGTCTAGTCCGTTGTCTATTCCGACGATCACTGACTCATGCCCCTCAAACACGAAGGGGATAGGATCAGACCGTCACCACTTTCGGGAGTGAAGACAATATAATTTTTTGCGAGTCCCTGAAGGAAAAAGACTTCGCGGGCTGTTTTGGGGATGACCCGAAAGAATACCCCAACAAGTCCTCGGTGAGAAAATGAGAAGTCATTTTTAATGGGGTGATCTTTTCGGATCAGGACGGTAGGGTTTACCGCTACTTCCCTTTTTTCAAACAGAGGGGCCATAGCTACAGGGACGTTGAGTCGAGGAAGCACGGGGTATTTGGCCCGAGGTCGCAGGACTTTAGTTGGTCGAGCGCCATTCTGACTTCATTTTTGTTTAGTCCGTGTTTCTCTCTGAGGATAATCTCGGTCCCCGTAATCGAGTAGCACGCGACTGGGGGGTTACGTGGGTGCTCGACGATGCCAATAAAGGCGTCTTTAAGTTCACTGAACAACATGACGCCCCCGACTGGATTCTTTGTGGCCCCTTCGGTTTCTTCTGAAAATCCCGTATAGCAAGTGGGGTCAGTCTGACGGTAAAAATATGGGTCATTAGACGGCTCGTATCTTGCCCCGTCAAATTCAGGCGCACCACTATTGAGGTCGTAAATCATCAATCCAAGTCGATTATGGGTTTCACGGACCCCTCCCCACGATCTGCTTTCGTGTTGTTGAGTATGGAGATATCAATCTGCATTGTGCCGCCGCTGCCGTTCTTTGAGTTGAGGCCGAGGTTCCGGCGGATGAACTGGTCGAGTTCGGATAACTCACGGACAGTCTTGGCGGGGCGCAGGTTCTTCACGCTGTCACGCATGAGTTTGATTCCTGTCGCTGCGGCGTAGTGCTGATATTTGTCAGCGGGGTTGGACTGCCGTTCTGCAATCTCCAAAATCGTTGCGTCCTCTTCCTGTCGTGCGTCGTGACCCGCTCGGAGGATCGCCTCGTCGGTGGTAGACTCAAGCTGTTGGTCAATAGCTTCCGCCAGTTCGTCAGTAGGCGCTTCCGCTACTGCGGGGGCATCATTAGGGTGCAGCCCGTTCTTCTTGGCGCGGACGCCCATCTTCTTGAGCCACCGCCGCACCGTGCCGGGGTGGACCCCCAACTCCTTGGCGATGGAAATATTTTTCCAGTTCGCCTTATACATCGTTAGGGCGCGTTGTTGGAGGCTGTCTTTAGGTTTGTCAGACACTTTGTAAGGGCGTAATCTCTACAATAGATTATGGCGGTAACGGCTCCATCCATCAAGCAGATACTCGATCCGCGCATCGACCCCAAAACAAAACGTATGGATGTCGGGGGGCTTTTGATTCCTCCGACCAGTCTCATCACTGCTTTGTTGTATGGGTTTGCCAACCATGAACACCTACGAGCGAAGGAGTATTACTTCTGGAGGATCTGCGACGAGTTATGGAACCACGATGACTTGCCTGAAAAGTTAATGGTCCGCCATCCGTGGGCTGAGCAAATGATTTGGGCGGCCATCAATAATAAGTATCTGGCCATTGGGGGGTCTGCGTCGTCGGGGAAAAGCCACACCATGGCCGCGTGGGGGATAGCCAACTGGTTGTCCAAGCCCAAGGACACGCTTGTCCTGATGACCTCGACTACTTTGCGAGAAGCCCGTAAGCGGATTTGGGGGTCGGTAATGTCCCTGCTCTCTGTGATTGACGATGCCCCCATCAAAATTCGGGACTCGATTGGCAACGCTAGTTACGTAAACGAGAAAGGCACCCTCATTGAGCGAGCGGGTCTCTCGTTGATCGCTGCTGAAAAAACGCGCACCCGCGAAGCTACAAACAAGCTCATCGGAATCAAGGCCCCCCGAGTGATTTTGATTGGTGATGAACTCTCGGAGCTATCTGAGGCCATTCTTCAGGCGGGCCTGTCGAACTTATCTAAGAATCCAGAATTCCAGTTAATCGGAATGTCCAACCCTAACAGCCGCTTCGACGCGTTCGGGATCTGGTCGGAGCCGATCAACGGCTGGGACTCGGTAGACACGCACACGGCGGACGGGTGGGCCACGAAGTGGGGCGGGGATTACATCCGTCTCGATGGGGAGCGTTCTCCTAACATTATCGCGGGGGAGGCCATCTACCCGTGGCTACCTACGCAGGAAAAGATCAACGAAGATAAGGCTCTGCTCGGCCCCGAATCACGGGGCTACATGCGAATGATTCGCGCTATATTTTTCGACTCCGATGAGACGACGGGGATCTACGGCGAGAACGAACTAACTATGAGCAAGGCCATGTCCAAGGTCGAGTGGGAGGGGACTCCCATCAAAGTGGCAGGCATTGACCCCGCGTTCACCAACGGCGGCGACCGGACGATCCTCTACACCGCCTCGGTGGGCTACGACACGACAGGCCAATACGTCATTGAGTTCGGGGAGGCTGTTCATTTGAACGACGACGCCACAAACAAGGCCGTTCCGAGGACGTATCAAATTGTCCGACAAATCAAGGAGCACTGCGAGAAGCGGAAAATCCTGCCTGAGAACGTGGCGGTGGATGCAACGGGGGCTGGAGCCCCTTTCTGTGATGTTCTCTCCGGCGAGTGGGCCAGTGGGTTTCTGCGCGTTAGCTTCGGGGGCAAGGCCAGTGACAAGAGGGTCAGCGCCAATAGCAAGTCTGTGGGGACAGAACTATATGTGAATAGGGTCTCCGAGCTTTGGTTCGTGGGCAAAGAACTGATGAGAACCCGTCAAGTGTTTGGGGTAGATACCGATCTGGCCCAAGAGATCACCAGTCGAAACTACGACATGATCAAGAGTGGCACCCTGCGGGTTAAAATAGAATCCAAACCTGAATTTAAGGCTCGCTTCGGACGAAGCCCCGACCTTGCAGATGCGGCGTTTCTGGCCTTGGACTGTGCCCGTCAGCGGCTCGGACTAGTGGCTATTGATCCTCCCGAGGAAGGGAAGGAAGGCCGTCCGTATCGCCGGACCACGATCAAACAGCTAGGCAAGGCGCTACAGAACCACGATGCGGTTTTGCTGGATTGACAGTTTACCGCTTAACTCATATTCTTAACCCGCATTTTAGTCGTTTCGGTATGTCTGGATTTAAATTTTTTCGTGACCCACGAGACCCCTTCAAGCCGGAGGATTGGACAGATTATGGTTCGCCCGATGATGAACGACCTGTGAAGTTTGCCACGCCTGCTGCGCCTGCCGCAGACATTGACCCGTTTACTGATAAGCCTGTAACGCCAATAACACCTTGGTGGGAAGAGGCTGCTGCTGCTGCTGCTGCACCTGCTGCACCTGCTGCACCTGCTGCACCTGCTGCACCTGCTGCACCTGCTGCACCTGCTGCACCAGTAAGAACGCTGCAACAAAAGTCTCTCATTAACCCCGAAAGGCAAAGACAAGAAGCGTTGAGAAAAGCCAAGGAGAAGGAAGACGGCAAAAAAGCCGAAGCCGCAAAAGGTCGCGGAGCAGGGCAAGGGCTTACAACTGGCGGGCTTTCAACCTACGGCAATCTCAGCGGGAGCGGCGGGTTTGGCAAACAGACAAAATTAAATCCAGCTAGGAGATAGTTATGGCTGCGCCGAGAAAATACGCGGACAACGCCCGAAATAGAAAGGTTAAAGGGCCAGACGGGAAGTTTTACAACCGAGTAGGTCAACGGGTCGGGTCTGACCCATCTAAGTGGCCGAGGTCCACGACACCCTTGAAGACGCCGAAGAAGACGGCAACGGCAACGCCGAAGGTGAAGGTGGTGGGGGCTACTACGACCACGACCGTCCCGACGAAGAAGACGCCGAAGAAGACGCCGAAGAAGACGCCGAAGAAGACGCCGAAGAAGACCCCTAGTTTTCGGGCGCGAACTTTAGGTTCTGCACCAACGAAGACAAAATTAGGTGGGGTCGGCAGGGGGGCTCTCCACAAAGTTGCCGCGCCTGTCCAAGCATTGTATCAGGTAGGCAGGGGGATAGAGCAAGCAGTTAGCGAAGAAGCCCGCAAAGAGGCTTTGCAAGAATATGCGGGTGACTTAGGTTTTATTGGTAATGTAGGCCGCGCTCTTAAAGGTGGCTTTCTTGACCCCGCACGGGCAACGTCTGCTTTTGTTCAAGGGATAGCAGGACATAAACAATTAAAGAGACTGGCTAAAGAACGGGATGCGATCCGAACTCCCGAACAAATAAGGGCGGATATGCACCCCGAGGACTTGGCGCGACGGGAGGCACTAATTGCTGCATTTAAAGCACGACAAGCAGCCAAACCCGCCAAACCCGCCAAACCCGCCAAACCCTCCGACCTGATCCCTGCTCCTGATGACTTTCGCTTCTATGAAGAGCGGGGGGTCGAAGACGAACCCCTCACTGGGAAAGCCCTCGCCGAAGAAATGCAGGTCGCCTTTGAAGAATTACAGGACGACCCTGCTGCCCTTCGCGACAGCATGACGGACTTCAGGCAGCGGGCAACCGACGCGGGCATAGCCGACGCTGACACGTTCAACCGTGTGGGCCGGAAGATGTATGCCAATTTCAAGAAGCAAAAGGCTGCCGAGCACATAGCGCACCTCCGGTCCCCCGCAGGGAGCGATTGGGTAGATACACCGGGCCTAGATAGCCTTGCGGCTTTGCAGAAAGCGCCCTTCGGGAGAGGCACCGCGCTGGAAGGTTCCGTCGGTGGACTCAAAGATCCGTCTCGCCAACTTGAATCTAAAGGCGGGAGACTCCGCCGCTTGGCGCGTGAACTGGAACGGGGAGGCTACCGCAAGGAAGCGGGGCAAGCCCGTGCCGCAGCGCCACACCGCCCCCTCATGTCCCAGCGGGACCGGATAGCACTGGAGGAAAAGAAGAGGGCGCAGGCGATGAAAGCCGAGGCGGCCCGCCGCCGAGAACAAGAGGCGCGTCCATTCATCCGAGAGGGCGAAGAAAATATTAAAGCAAACATAGTATCGTAAATGGCTGATTTCTCTTACGGCGAAGACATCGCCCCGATGAAAGGCGAATACTTTGGTATGCGCCCCGTGTCCACGCACATGTCGCAGTATCTCTACGAGCAATATGACAGGCCGATGATGGAGATGCAGGCGAAGGATCTAGCTTTCCAACGGGCGCAGCTTGAGTTCGACAAGGCCAAGGAAGAGAGTCGCAGGCAGCAGGAAGAGGCGGACCACTTGGCCGTCGTGTCCGCGCAGCTATCTGAGAATCTTAACTCGGAGATGAGTAATTTTGATAAGTTGAATCTCATCAATCAGACTCGCCAAGAGTTGTATGCCACCCGCCCCCGAATGGCTGGCTCAACCATCTTCAATGGCTTGTTCAGCAGCGCAACACAATCTGTCACGGGCACTGCGGCCCAGCAGGATTACTTCATCCCGCAGATGACGGCAGCCGCCCAACTCGGAGATGTGAAGATCACCAAGGAGCTTGCCGACGATGACGGCATCAGAACCAAGAAAGAGGAAGGTCTGATCAAGGTGGCGGAGGCCCATGCGAACAGGCTCACCACTAGTTACGCGACCAAACAGAATCAGGCACTCCTGTCTGCTCTTACCTCAGACATAGGTCTAGTTGAGAAGCTGGGGGGAGAAGGAGAACTAACCGAAGCGGAGCTTGAGTCGGGGATCTTTGATAAGCCGTTCACTCTCAACTATGAGGAGCGGCTGGCAATGGATGCCGTGATGAAGCGAAACTTCCCCGAAGACTACGACGCCTACGCCGGGGGAACTTATCCTACTCCCGCCGACAAGCGGCAGTGGGTTCTCAATAGATTACACAGAAAACGAAGGGCGTTGACCGGAATCGCGAATCCTGCCGCTTCTCTGCCTGATGACAACGTGGCGGGTAAATTTTCAGAATAGTCAATAAACTACATATCCAACCGCATCTGCTATGCCAGATCAAACTGATACCCCAACCGTCAACCCCCTCGGGTTCTCCGAGTGGTCTACTGAAAATGCCTACGACGACCCGCTGGAAAGCAGGTTAAAGTTCGGGGATTACCTCCGCGAGGAATACATCAGGGCAGATGCGTATACTCCCGCCGTCGAGGGAGGGATCAGGAAAGGGTTCGCCGAGTCGCTACAGGCAGGCGGGCTACTTGAACCGGACGGCGCGAACGCGGGAGAACTGGAGCAGCGCATGGCGGACATCCAGAGGGGCAAGACATTCGACCAACTCGCCCGCACCTTCCAGCAGAGCCTGCCAGAACACAGCGAAGATCAGCAGACGTTGGACAAGTATTTTGCGGCTGCCGTTGAGTCGCCTTCCCCCGAATATGCTGAAGAACTGCAACCGTTACGCGAAAAGGCTGACGACGTAGTAAACAGGAATCGGGACCAACTACTGCAAGTCAAGGTAGACGCAGGCGAATTGCCGATGGCCCGCCTGTCGAACGGCCAACTTATCGTAGGTGAAGCCGCCGCACGGATGGATCTTGTAGACGCGATCAAGGTGTCATCTGAGGGGGGCGTTACGATGGGGGATGCGCTGGCCGCACAGGCGCAGCTAGACACACCCGACGGGTTCAGTATCCCGCTGTATCGCATCCAGAGACTGGCACGGGCTACCAGACTCCTTGAAGTGGAGCGCCAGCAGAACGAGGATTTCAACATTCAGATCGACGGGCTCTCCACGGAAGCCGCCCAGTCCGAGTATAGCACGATGGATTGGTTGGAGCACAAGGCTGACAACCTTGGGCGTGGGCTTAAAAATTTCTTTGGCCACATCATGGGTCAGGGGGAAGACATCGACAAGGCGGAGGCCCGCCGTGAGGCGGTAAACGAGGCACGGGGGTCCGACATTCGACAGATAGCGGCGAAGTATGCCCTCAAGTTCGACTTGCGCCCCGAAGACATGGAGCTTGCGGTTGAGCAGATGGTTCTCGACAACGCGGTTAACAAGCAAATGTTCGAGTTCCACGACGAGGACGACGACGATGTGGGCAAGAATTTGCGGATAGGGGGTTACGGCCTCCCGACCATGTCGATGCAGGCGATGGTCAACAAGGATGTCTTCGACAAGACCCTCGCGGCGCACCCCGAGCTTAGTGAAGAAGTTAAAACCATGCTTAACAAGCAGCGCATCGCGCACCTTCGATCCGAGTTCACTCAGCTTGACAAGTTCCTGTCGGACTACGGCTCAAACGTGTCCGATGAGTGGAGCAAGGCTCTTATCGTTGGGCGAACCGCAGGCGTGGAGGATTACAAGATCCTTGAGGGGTTCGTTGCGGACAAGGACAACTACAACGAGTTCGCCGAGAGGGCTGCCGGAGTTGGCATGTCATTTTTGAATGGGGTCGGTCAGATGTTCGCCGCTATTCCAGCCGCGTTCGGGTTCGATCCGGCGCAAGATTACTTGGCTTCGGTCAGCCAGAAGAACGCAGATCGCCGCCAACTTGCCTCCGTCTTCGGGGTGGAGTTTGGCCTCCTCCAAGATGCTACCGAGACCGCGTTCCCCATGCTGATTGACATCGCTGCGACTACCCTCCTCGCAGCCGCAACCGCCCCTGCTGGCGGTGCTGGTGGTGTGGCCTACGCATCCCTCAAGGCTGGCGGAACCGCCACGGCCAGCATGACCGCCAAGGGTATGTTTAAGTCGATCACTTCCAACGTGTTTAGGAAGACTGGAGCCAAGTCCACCGCTGATCAGGCTGAAGACTTGCTCGCGGCTAGCATGATCAAGGGGTCGAAGGAGGGCGCGATTGATATCCTCAATGCTTATAACAGTAAACTTTCCGCCCACTTGGGCAACCTCCCCGCCATCTTCATTCCGGCTGCCACCCGTTCTGGGTCGGCAACTTACGGAGCCGTCTACAATCAACTGAAGCAAGACCCCGACGTTTCCGAGGAGGATGCCCATGACAGGGCGCTCGGAGCCATGCTCATGGCAGGCACGTTCACTGGAGTTCTCACGGCGGGGTTCTCTACTATCGGGCGCGGGGGTATGGAGGACGCCCTGCTCAAGGGTCTCAGCTACAAGCAGATGAAAAGAGCGGGTGAGGAGATCACAGGCAAACTGGGGGGTGACTTCTTGAGCGCAGCGCAGAAAGCGATCAAGACGACGATGAAGAAATACTCATTTGGTGGGGTCAAGGGGCTGGCCAAAAGTGTATTCGACGAGGGCATCGAGGAGAGCATCGACGAGTTCGTCAACGGGCTTGTTACTGACGCGGCTCTGCACGAGGACACCCCCATGCTGGAGCGTCTCCAGCAGACTTGGCACGCGTTCGTCTTGGGCGGGATTATGGGCGGGGCCGTGCCCCTCGTCCAAAAAACCTTCCGCGCCCTGCAACCAGACGTTCTACGGGAACGGGAAAAGACTTCATTCTACGAAGATGTTCTGGAGGAGATGTCCGCAGATCTTACCGCGAACGGTGCTCCGTTAACTGCACAATATGTTAACATGGTAGTGTCCGACATGCGGCGGAAAGACGCACGGGCATCCGTGGTCCCGTCTCTTGAAGAACAGGAGGCCGAGCTTGGGAGGGGGGAGCCGGAAGCCACCGGAGAAGGAACACAACTCCCGTCCGGCATAACACCGGACCCAGAAATGGAGGCGTTGCTTGAGGAGAAAGTCAACCCCGACTCCGCCGCAAGGGCCGTGAACAATGTTCTCGGCAGCAGCGTTCCGGCTGTTGCTGGGGCTGACCCGACGACCGTGGAGTCCAAGGGGAACCTGATGCACCAACTGGAGTTGCCGATTCAGGAAGCTGGCGCACTCGAAAACTCGGACCACCAAGCGGTGCGTAATTTAATTCCTCGCCGCACCGAAGGCGTGGAGCCTGACGTATTTGAAGGAACCCGCCCGCCTAAAAAGAAAACCATCATCAACCCCGCCCGCGCCGAAGAGGCCGAGGCGATTGAAGTCGGGTTCAGGGAAACTGTCCGGCAGATCGACGAGGCCGAGGCCCTCTACAAGAAGATGGATCAACAGGTGGCGGGGGCTGAAGTCGCTGGCGAATCCTCCGTCCGACGGGCGCTGGAGCAGCGGGTCCGTGAGGGTAAGGCCGTAAGCCCAGAACAAGCTACCGAGTTAAGGGGCGAGGCATTCAAGGACCGCGTCCTCGCCTTGAAAGACCTCAAGGTTGAACAGAAACTGGAATCTCCCGAAACGAGACTCGCCGCACTCTACGAGCAGGAATATGCCCAGACTGAGGAAAGACAACGAGAAGAAGATTTTCGCGACAACTTTGGCCCTGAAGACCTTGAAACAGGCGCTATGCGCCAGAACAATACGGTAGCTGTTGATGGTATTATCCGAAGCGGGTTCCCACAGGTTCTAACTGTAGCCAAACTCAAACGATTGGGCATCCCCTTTAACCAAGACACTACGTCGGCAGTATTTCTTCGTGAGGCGAACCACCAGATTCAAAGACAAATCTCTGAAGCATACCCCAAGCTCCCTGTGACCCGTCCAGAAGGCGGATTCGCCCTCGACTCGGCGTATGGCCAAGGGAAGGTATTCTTGGACAGAGTCGGTCGCGGGCAGTTTAACAACGACCCACTCACCATGCTAAGTCTCCTTGAGACGGGAGCGTCCATCGTTGTCGATCCGGCCCATTTGGATTCCCCAACCCTGAACCCCGCGTTCAGGTTCGCTCGTGTTGGTGACAACGTGGTCGTGTCCGACATCATGGTCCCCGAGTCCGGTGGCCTCGTGTCCGCGCTCACCCCCACAGACCGCGCTCTGGTTCTCCAGCCGGACTACACACGGGTCGTTGATCTGGTTGAGCGGGTGCTCACGCTACGCGACGAAGGGTTAAGGGAGCCGGATGCAGTAATCGACTCTCCGTTTGAGCCGAACACGCAAACGACCGCGCAAGAAGTCCTGACCCAACTGGAAGAAGGAGTCGGTATTGATAAGTTTGTCACCCCCAACACTGGGGAACTCGCCCCTGAATTTGCTGAATCCGCCCAGATAGAATTACGTCTCAGGGCGCAGGAAGCGTTGTTCACTGACGGCAAGGTGTCTCTCGTTGGGCTTGGCCGAGAAGTGGCGGACCTGTATATGGCCGAGCAGACGGCCCGCCTCAAGCACTCCAAGGAGTCGTTCGTGGCGTCGGTGTCGGTGAACGAAGCTGCTAACCTTCAAGCAGACCCCGACTATAACGCGGCATCTGAAGTTGAAGATACCTACACCCCATTCCCAGAGAACGCCCCACCACCATTCCCCGAGTCGGGCATATCCAATCTCCTCAACGAGGCCCACGCCGACGCGGTCGCGGCCTTGGACGGAGATTCCAACCTGCGGCAGAGCGTAGTCCTCCTCGTCCAGAACGAAGTGTTCAACACCTCGTCTATTGATTTCAACAGGACTTCTACCAAAAGACTGTGGAGTTACGTTGTCCAGTGGATGGCGCAGGGGAACCACAAGACGAGTCCGGCCAGCATTGAATTCCAGAAAGCCCTGAAAGGGCGGCGGTTTGAAATGGGTAATCCCGTCAGGGAGGCTCTGCAACTAATGGCGTTGTCCTCTGCGTCCGTGGAAGGGACGCCCAAGACCGACGCAGCTTACCGTGCGTTCCTCCGCGACAAAATCCGTGGCCTCAAGGGCGGTGCCGAACCGTCAGATGCGGAAGTATTTTCGTTCCATAACTATGTTCGTGGGTCCGTCGGGGCGTTGCTGCTCCGGTCGCAGCCCTCGGGCATGAGCAAGGCCCATGACCAGAAGATCAATAAGAAGGCCATCGCCGCGCTGGGTCTGAAAGACGGAGACCCCGAGTCCATAATTGAGGCCCTAGAACGGATCGTCGGCGTGTCCGACCGCGCCCAAAAGGAATACGATTCCCATCTCGTGTCCATCGCACGACTGCTGCTCCAGTCACCCGACTTCATCAGGAGCATTGAGTTGTCGATTGACGAGACCGACCTGAACTACGCTGGGAAGTTCGACACATTGACTGACGGCACCCCTGCTATCTCAATAAACATTAATGGACATAACCCGAGGGGAGTGGCCGACACGCTCGTCCACGAGTTGATCCACGCGTATGTGACTGGCGTCACCAGAAAGCCAGCCGCCACGCAGACACGCCAAGAGACCGCCGCGATTGGTTTGCTGGAGGGGGTGATCGCCGACATTCGAGCAGACTACAAGGCGATGTCGAACCAAGAAACAACGCCCGCTATCTTTTCAACTCGCAGTGTTCCCGACATGGGGGTCTATAAGTATCACGACACCCGTGTATATGATGCCCTCACCAACGTGGACGAGTTCGTCGCGCACTTTCTTACGTCTGAGGACTTCCAGAAGTTCGTCAAGACCATGCTGGCCGACAGGGCAGCCCCAGCACTATACAGCAGATTTGAACAAGTCATCGCTGCCATCCGCGCCTTTTTTCGCGGGGCGAATCCTGAATTCGACTCGGCGTTCTCTGCCGTTCTGGATCTGTCGCATTCTTCTATTCTGGCAGCGGGTGCGAGACGCCGCAGCAGGCGCAAACTGATTAGTGTGGAGGAGTTCCTTAACTTGTCGAACAAGGA